CCAGCGTCAGGGTGATTTCCTGGGCGTTAGGGAACTGCGGGTGCTGATGGATACCTTTAGCGAAGCAGAGTTGGTAGGTCGGCCCGATGCGCCAGAAACGCCGAGCGGCGCCCAGAGCCAGCAGACAGCGGAGATTCTCCTCCTGGGCCGACCGGTCGAGGGCCGTGCTCAGCAGGATCTGGCTCAACTGCTTGCGCCACATCTTGGGCGAATCGGGCATCAGGCCGCCTCAACCTTTTGCTCGGACCTGGATGCTTCCACGCGCACCACGCGCGGGCTGCGCAAGCACCGCTGTTGCAACCAGCGATCCGCAGCACTGCGCGTAGGGAAAGAATCGGGTAGACGCTTCCATTGGGAGCCGTCCCAGACTTCGACGTAGAAACTGGCCATTACTAAGTTCTCCAGATAGTGGGGCGACCTCTGCTTTTGCCGTTGAATAGCTCAATGGCGCTGCGTCGCGCCATCTCGAGCGCATCGGGGCCATCGTCGTTTTCCCCTTCGGGGAAGACGCGCATCTGATCCACGAGCAAGCGTGTATCGGGCGTAGCACGGAAGTGCAGTCGGCGTTGCGACAGGGGTTCTCCCAGCCGGCGGATGCGGACCTCTTTCTTGACCCGGTTGTCCAGTTCGACGAAGCGAATGTCGAGCTTACGTCGCTGCGCCTCCAGTCGGAAGGGCACCAGGAGCAGCTGCTGGAACTGATTGGTCTCGACGGCCAGGGCCTCGGGCCGGAAGCTCTCGTAGACTTCGACGGCATGCTCTACCATGCCATCGGTCAAAGCCGTCCCGTCGGGCGCTCGCGCCGCGGTCATCGGCCGCTTGCCCATGTCGGCCTCGATCCACTCGCCGCCCTGGTGGTCGCGGCCGTACATCACCAAGGCCTGATAGTCGCTCGTCCTGGCATCAGCACCTTTGCTAGGGTCCAGTGCCATCACCTTGATGTCCAGATGCGCCGGCCAGTCGGTGAACCAGAAACCGGGGCCATCGAAGAATTCGCTCGGCCATTCGGCCCCCTCGATGTCGGTGAACTCGCCGCCCAGCTCCTGGCGTGCCAGCAGGCCGTGGTACTGGGTGGCGAGCTGGCGGGCGAACTCCGGAGGGTTGAAGGGATTGGCCTTCGTGGGCGCGCGGAACAGATCGACGCCAGGACCGCCTTTGCCGAAGACTTCGTAGGTCCAGTGCAAGCGTCCCTTGGGGGTGAAGGTGGCGGAAAGCCAGCCTTGCTGACCGCCCTCACGCAAGCAGGCAATAGCGATCTTGAAAGCCTGCTCCTCCATCAGCGAGGCCTCGTCCAGCCAGACGCCCGACAGGTTGGGCCCGCGGAGCTTCTCCGGATCCTCGGCGGTGCGGAAACGGATGGTAGCGCCGGTGGTCAGCTGCACGGTTGGGTAAGGCGTCTTGCGTTCAGATGCAAACAGGCCCAAATCGCGGGCCATGCCGGTGAAGGTGGGATAAGTCGTGTCGTTGAGCAGGATGGAGGTTGGGCTGGCCACGAGATAGGTACGGCCCTTCTGGGCGCGGCGCAGCAGGTCGTAGCTGCCGATCCAGGTCTTGCCGGCACCGCGACCGCCCACGAAGCCTCGATACAGCGCCTCACTGCGGCGGAAGGCTTGCTGCACGCGGTGCAGCTTGATCCCCCTGGTCACTGTCGGGAGCATCGACGATTTGCTCCACAATTTGCAGTTTCACGCCTGCTTGTAATTCCACGCGGTCCACGAAGAGGCCCAGGTGCCGGCCTAGATCGCGAAGAGCCTCGGTCTTGCTGTGCAGTTTGAACTTGATCGAGCCGCCGCCCTCGCTGATTGTCTGGGACACTTCGGCCACACAGGCGCCCGCCTCGGGCGAGAGATCGGCACTCGGCTTAAGCACGATGCCATCCGGTCCCCAGACCGCGAAGGACCGCATGTCCGAGAAGGCGATTTTCGCCAACTCCGTGAGCACGGCATCCGCTGTAATCTGCGTGCGGGCGGACCGCTGCCGCTGGGCCTCGCGGAGGGCCTCTTGGACCTGAGCCTTTCTGAGCAGGCGGGCGGCATTGACCTCGGCGGCATTGCCCTGGGCCTTGTAGCCGGCCCGCTTGTAGGCAGCCGTGGCATTGAGGTCAATGAGATATTCTTCGACGAATCGCTGTTGCTTCGGTGCGAGCGCCATGGCTTACCCCGCCGCAGAATAGGGGCAGCCGTTGCGCGCGGGCTAGCGTGAGGTGGTGGGGGAGGGGGAGACTTCGTCGGCCTTTATCGGTCCACGGACACGGCCGCGTCCGGCCAGGTCTCGCAGGCCTGCAAATACGCCTCGACAAACTCCACGAAGCCCTCGTAGCTGCCCCAGCCGTTGGGCGGATTGAAGCCACGGTAATAGTCCGGGTCGCTGCGCAATTGAGCCAATCCTTGACGCAACAAGGGCAGCAGATGGGAGGCCTTCGTGAGGCCAACCTCCTCGGGGCGCCAGCAGGCCAAGTAGAGGCCGGCTTCCTCGGCCATGCGAACGAGATTGTGGGTAATGTTCCGTGAAAAGACGCGTCCGGGTGGCCGCCCCACGCAAGCGGTAACTGGTTCCTGGTCGGGATATAGTTGGTCCTACTCTTCCCGGCTGATCTCCACGGTCCGCCCCGCGCGGCGGACGAAGATACGTGGTCGAGGCTCCGTGTCGGGAACGGTGGCACCGGGCAGATCCAGGTAAACGTCGAGACTCATGGTATCTCCTGCAGGGACTCAGTTGTTCTTGGCATTCAGCCGCCGTGCCGCCTGCTGGGCCGCTTGGCTGACATCGCAGCCGCGACAACCCGGACAACGCTGGTCGTATTCCTGGAGCAAATCGTTGACCTTCAGCAGGCGCGGGCCACGAAGGCCGAGGCTGTGACAGAGATAAGCCATCATGTTCTCCGCCTCGGCGCACTGCGTGCCTTTGGGACAGACAAGACGGTGTGCCTCCAGGAAGCCAAGTAGCTTGTCGCGGACCTCAGACATGATGGCTGCGGGGTCCGCGGGTACGACCTCTTGAGGCAGAGGCATCGTGAAGGCCTGCGCGAAGACGCCGTTGCGGAAGTCGCGGCCGAGCTGGAGGACGCCCGAGAAGTGGTAGTCTCGCAGTGTCGGGCAGACCTGGTCCGTTACTTCGATGGAGCGGGCCACGTCTTCGGGGCTGAAACCATCGTAGCCACCTTGCTGGAAAATAAAGCTGTAACCCGGACGGCCGCCCAAGACGTAGACCTCATAGCAGACACCGCGCTCGCCAGCCCTGCAGACGGGGCCACAGTCGCGCCGGGCGATCACCAGGGTGCCGACGCGGATCGGCAGTTGTGGACGAAGCTTTTCAGACATGTCAGATCCCCTCAATTCTGGTTCAAATAATCGGCCTGTTGGCGGCGATGCAACAGGCGCAGCAGGTAGTGCTCGCGGCGCAAGCTGCGGAGTAAGTCGGCGCGCAGCCAGCGGATTTCGAGCTGACAGTCACGGCGGGCCGAGCGAAAGCCGAGCGACCAAGAGAACAAGGCCAGGCCCACGTGGGCCAGGGCGATGCCGGCCCAGATGTACCAGGGCAAGTGCGAGAGACTCACGTCGGTTGCTCCTCCATGACGGTAGCCTTGATACGCTTGCCACAAAGGCCGCACTTGCCGAGGGAGGAGGTCTCGTCGGGCGGGTAGAGGTACAGGGGCGAGCTACCGTCGAGCAGAGCGGCGTAATTTTCGGCCCAAACACGACCCAGATCCTGGGACAGCTTGAGCTGCTGCGTGTGGCCGTTTTGGCAAATGATGTCAATGACGTACATCATCATTTCTCCTTGGGAAACTCTCGTATTTGCAGATCCTGCGGCCATTCCGCTGGATTACCGCCCTTGGGGTCGCGGAGGCGGTAGGTGGCGCCGAGGGCCTTGGCGATGAAATCGTGACTGAGTCCTTTGGAGTCGGTGAAGCCGGTGATGTTGGCCCCGAGCTGCTTTACGAAACAGGCCACGCCGGCGGCTTTGCACTGCTCGACCAGCGACCGCACCCAGGTCAGATCGCAGGGCCTAGCATCAGGTCCGCTCTCGCCGCCAATAATGCACCAATCGAGGTGGCAAGCACACTCCCCATGATCCGCTTCGTGGTCCCTACCACGGTAGCCATCGTGGTAGCATCCTCCCCATCGGGAGATGTCCAGCTCTACAGGGGCAATCAAGGGCTCGCAACTGAGGAACCGCACCGCCGCCGGCGTCTGGAGCAGTAGTGGAATCCTCTCGTCTGCCCGGGCCTGGTCCTCGACGGAGACGCCGAGCCAGACGTTGGGAGCGGGCTGGAACTCCGCACCGCCGAATCGCCCCCAGCGCTTCGAGCAATATGCGTGTAGGCGGTCGGCCCGCTTGGTCAGCACCTGGAACTGGTGCTGCGGGCTTTTCCACATCGCCCGGAACACGTCATCAATGTCGTCGTCCGAAACCCAAGCGCCGAAGAGGTCCGTCATCGAACAGACGAACACCCGGCGCGGCTTCTTCCAGTGCAAGGGCTGTTTCAGCACCTGTTTGTCCAGGAACAGCTCCAGGTCTTGCCGCCGCCCTTCCCGACCGACCGGGCCGCCGTAGGAGGGCAGCCCGAAGCGCCGCTGCAACGCCGAGGCGTAACAGTGGGCGCAGCCAGGGGAAACCATCTCGCAGTAGTGGCCTACCTTGCCGGTCTGGCGGTGGCGCGCCCGGAGCGGGTTCCACGTCTCATCCGTCCATTCGATCTTCGTAGCGGCCATGGTCACTCCACCCCGAGGCGGTCAAAAAGCTCGTTCATCGTCGTGCAGATATTCCTGGGAGGACCGAGCAACAACGCCATCAGTTCGGGTTCAACATGATCAAAGGCAACCGTGAAGACTGGTTTACCGAAGCCGGCCAGGTAACCAGCCTCTAGATGCGCCGATCGGCCACAAGGCAATACGAGCACGCCACAATCAGCGCGGCCGAGGGCGGCCTTGTCATGATGGAACCCGCGCTTGGCAATGGGGTGAGAGAGGGCTTGTTGCCAATCCCGCGGCGTCCAGCCCAGCCATTGCGGGTCGATTTTCGACCAGCGAAAACCGTCGTTGCCCGGGACCGGCGCGCGGAAGTCGTAAACCTGCAAGCCGACCGAGCGCAGGGCCGCGACGATGCCTTGCTGCAAGGGATTGCGCCAGCTGGAGGCGACATAAACGTAAGACGGTTTGGCCTTCGGACCATCTCCATCAAGCCAGCGCTGGAAGGCAGATCGATCGTCAACAATATCGAGAGGTTGAAGATTCATTCTGAGGACTCCTTGTTCGTGTTCGCGTTTCTCGGGAGGGAATTGGCCATCATCGTCTCCCTATTCACACAACCCATATTTGCTCACGCAGGTGTGAGCCTCCGCTTCGATGAACGGCAGGCTGTATTGCTGGCCACCCCGCTCCGTCTTCGACCAGGCCACGACTTCATCAATCCAATTGATGTCCTTGCCCGGCACCATCGGCGCAAAAAATGTGCGGCCGACCGACTGCTCCCAGCGTCGCACCTTGTCGATCATCTCGGGGAAACGGGCCACCCAATTGCGGATGTCGGCCTTACTGGAGTTGATGCACGGCGCGCAGCCGACCCGGTTAAAACCCAACTTGTAGAGAGGATTGATTTCCTCGCCGGCGGCCAGGACGTAATCGAAACATTGCTGCTTGGTCCAACGGAAGAGGGGCCGATAGAGCATGCAGTGGAAGTAGCGATCGAATTCCTGCTCCGGACAGCTGGCGCGATTTCGGGACTCGTCGGCACGGACGCCGATGTAGCGAGCATAGCGAATCCCCTTGGCGGTCAGATGCTCATCTAGCCAGCGCTTTTGCGGCGCCAGCTTCAGGTACTCCGTGCAGAATTGGGCCTTTCGTGAAGGGAATCTTCCCTTCACGAAAGCGAGTTTGTCGAAGGTCAGCGGCTCCTCTTCGCCCAACGTGAGCCGTCGCTCGCGCGTGGCGCCTTCGTGTGTGCCCACGTTGCCCAGATCCTTGACCAGGGCGCGGACGGTGATCACGGGAAAGACGTGAGCGGAGTACCAGCGGACGAAGCCCTCAGTCAGCGGATGCTCGTTACCGCCCGCGTCGCTGTTGAGGAGAAGGATGTCCTCCGGCGGGAAGGTTTGGCGTGCCCACAGCGCGACGGCCTGACTGTCGATGCCGCCGGAAAAGCCCACGACGATTTTCTTGTCAAGCATTTCCATCTACCTCCCTGTAGTCCCCCAGATCCTAACCATCGAAATCATCTTCGGGTTCACAATCTTCACAGCCGTGACATTCGATATAGCCATGATGGTGACAGACACAGAGGTCACCCCCGCAGAAGCAGTGCAGGATGCCAGTGCCTCCACAGGATTCTTCCCACACCGATTTGTCAAACAACTGATCGAACGTGCCACGGACCCCACACCAGCAGGTGATGATCTCGTTGTCGTCCGCGCAGTCTTCGTGATCGTCACTCATCGCAGCAACCTCCGATCTGGCCCGGTCAGCTCCAGCACGGTGCCGGCTGCCAGGCGACTCGTTAGCCGGTCGTCATAAAGGCCCGCTAGCACGTCGAGACTCAAATTCGACCCAACGACCAGGGGACGGCCCGATCGTTCGTCTACGACGCGATAAACGCATTCGTAGGCATGATCGCTGACTCGTTGGCGTGCGCCGAGTTCATCCAGGACGACCAAGGTCGTGCGGGCGATTTCCTCCCAGAGGGACGCAGCGGATACGCGGAGTTTGCTATCTGGGTTGTAGAGTTCACCCTTGTAGGCCAGGAGGATTTTGCCGGCCAGGCCGGCGGCGGTGAAGTACAGGCCGCCGGCGTGGTCGAGCAGGCACAGGGCCGCACACGTCTTGCCCGTGCCCGGCTTGCCAATGAGGACCAACGGCCAGGGCAAGCTGCCATCCACGCAATCACGAATTACCCGGCCGAGGTGGTTCTCCACTAGCGCCACTTCCCGGGGCTTGTCCTTCAGCCAGTGGCGTTGGGCCTGGGATCTGAGTGTCAGGACCTTCCGGCCCGATGCGGATGGCGACGTTGGCATACTTGCCAGGCGGCGCTTCGACTCTGCCAGGACGAGGTCCCAGATCTTGGCTCCGTCCATGCACGGCCTCCATCAAATCGTCTTCCCAGCGCTGGCCTCGCAGCCAGGTGGCTGGATTGGGAATGAAACGTCCCCCCTCCCGTGTCCATTGGTCGCTATGACGCTGCTTCTCCACAGCCGCCAGGATGCGCTCGAGTAGCTCCGCATTCGGGTTGAGTTTGAGCCAGGCATCGGCGGCAGCCCGCTTGGCGACCTTCCTGGGGTAAGCATCCCAAAAGCGGAGAAAGCCTGCGTCTTCGGTTGGTCGTTGTTTGCGTCGGGAACCTACGGAGGGTGTATTTGTATTCTCTTCTTTCCTTTCCTTTCCTTTAGAGCGGATTTCAGCGTGACAGGGCTGTGACATGTCACGCTCACTGTCACAGGGCTTGTCACGCTGTTGTCCCATGCCTTTCTGTCGCTGGCGCTGTTTACGGATTGCATCGCGCCGCCTCCGCAGGTCTTCATTGGGGACGTTGTTGCGAAAGAACTTAGGGAAAACGACTCTGCCATCGTCAGTCTCCTTCGCCCAGCCGACTTTCTCCATCGCCTCGCCAAAGCACGGCACTTCGGCCAGCACGTCGAGGCTGCCGAGGCCGGCGCAGTCGAGCACGAGGTCATATCCGGAGGCGTATCCCTGCTCGCGCGCCACGCCCCAGACTTGCAGCAGTCCCGCAATTGTCACGCTGAGTGTCACGCTCGTGTCCACATGCTCATAGGCGGTCTTCGAACAGGTGCGTTGTACGGGATCGGTGAGCCAATTCATAAAGCTACGGCAGCCCGCGAGATAGTCAGCCAGTGCAATGACGCGCGGGTCGCGGCGCAGCCAGACGCGCATAGGTATCCAGTCACCAGCCATCCGTGGCCTCCCTGGCTTTGCTGGGCTTTTTCTCCGCAGCCGCATCACCCTGTTGGTCCCAACCAGTGATCCTGGATCAGGCCATACCTGATGGCTCAAGGAGACACACGATGCCGCATCACCCTGTTGGTCCCAACCAGTGATCCTGGGCTCGGGGGTTATCCGAGCACGGCGGCGTTAGCTGAGGCCGCATCACCCTGTTGGTCCCAACCAGTGATCCTGGACAACTGGCGCGAGCCAAGCAGGGCCGCCGCCATAAGGCCGCATCACCCTGTTGGTCCCAACCAGTGATCCTGGTCCCACGAAGGCGGATGAGCAGACAAAAGTTCAAGTGGCCGCATCACCCTGTTGGTCCCAACCAGTGATCCTGGTCTCCATAAGGGCGATCGCTGGCGGCTCCTTGGTCCTGCCGCATCACCCTGTTGGTCCCAACCAGTGATCCTGGTACGGAAGCCCTGTTGCGTGAGGAGCGCGATTCCAGACGCCGCATCACCCTGTTGGTCCCAACCAGTGATCCTGGGCGGGTCCGCCCCAGTCTTCGTGCGGGCCGGAATGCACCTTGCCGCATCACCCTGTTGGTCCCAACCAGTGATCCTGGGGCCGTGGCCATAAGGCCCAATATCCCAGGCATTTCCAGCGGCCTCCGCGAGCGGTGCCTGGCGGCAAGCGCCAGGGCCGTGATTCGCGCTTAGCGTGGCGGTCGCTAATGTTTGTCGCCATTGCCTTTATTCCTTGCGAGCGGCCTCTATTGTCCCGATGGGGCGCAAAAACTGAAGTCGAACACCTTTGGCGCGTTGGGATAGTCTGAATCAATTGTGAGCATTCGGGTCCTCGTCTCCTCCACCAAAAGTAATCCCCAGTCCCTGGAGCTTATAAGCCAACAGCCGCCGCAGTTCGGACCAGGGAAACAGGGGTAGCCAACTCTTGTCGTGATCGGTGTAGATCACCCTGGCCACTTTTTGTCGCTCCGCCAGGCCGACCAGCTGGGCGGTCAGCTGGTGCAGTGAGGTATGGATACGGCGTTGGTGCTTCTGACAGCGCTCCTGCCGCTTCTCTCGAATGTGCCGCAGTTTGCCCGGAGGTAGACGCAACTCATACTTACTGTCCTCAGCGATACGCTGCAGGTAGGCGCGATGGCTGATGCAGAGGCGCCGTAGGTCATCGTGGTTCCAGTAGCGCGGCTCCTGCCCCTCGATCTCGACGACCCATAGGCAGGTCGAAGAGGTGAGCACTCTCATAAGCCTGGTACGCTCCGACAAGAGGGGCGGTGGAAAGCGACCCACCAGGCCAACCAGCAGGGCGTTACCCCGTCGGTAGATTTTGGCTTCACTCTTGAGGGCGGCACCTTCCACGAATTGGCGGAAGAGTGCCACCTGGCGGGCGAAGTTCGGGCCGCCCTTGAGTCGGAGCTGCCAGCGCTTCTCGGCACCGCGTCCCAGTGGCAGGCTCACCAGGGGCCGGTTGCCCTGATCCCAAGAAGGGCGCCAAGCCTGGTTATGGACCGGATAGGGCGTCGGATAGCGATACGTCGGCAGGCTGGCCGCATGTTGCCAGAGGACTTGATAAAGGACTGCTTTGTACTTGCGCTTCACCGCGCGTTCCAGCGAGGCACAGGTGCGCGTGTCGAGATCGGGGAAGAGTTGGGTCAGCTTTGGGTAAAAGTACGTCGCCGGCATGGGTGGTAGTTTGGCATCACCGGGCAGCCGCTGGTGATCAGCCTTGGCCAACTCGGTCATCAGCCAGTTGCTGGCTGCCGTAGTCTGGGCCCAGCAAGCATGCAAATCGCGCCAAAGTGCTTCCCAGGAACCCTCCACGGGGGAAGCGACAGAGAGAGTTGTGCAGCGAACTATCGAGTCACTCATGACTGGGGCTCCTCCATCGTCTCCGATTTACCACCTAGATCCTCCAGGTGACTGATGAGCTCCTCGGCCCGCTCTGCCATCAGTTCCTCAGGCCGCTCCGCCCCATACTGTTCGACCAGGGCCTGGAACTCATCGGGTTGCAGGATCTGCGAGAGTAGCTGCAATTCTTGCAGCTGTTGCTGCGTGACGCGGCCCTCGGCGTTGACGGCATCCTGGCCCAGCCACTTTGGATCAAAGGGTAGTCCTTGTGGCAGTCCTTCCTCCGCCAACTCATCGAGGTTGGCAGCGCGGCCCAGGTCCGCGGTCAGCGGCACGCGCTTGGCCAGGCGGCGCACGGCCGTCTTGCAGCCCATCGCTTCCACATGCGTCCACCAGGGCGAATTCTTTTTGCGACCATCCGGCAGCGTGCCATAGCGAGCCTGGCAGGCCAGCACTTCCTCCCAACCGAGGACCTCGAAGTCAAAGCCGCCATTGGCCAGGCTCACCGAGGCATAGACGGCGATCGGCTCGCCGCGGCCCTTCAGCGCCGGCGCGAAGTCGAGATAGGGCTTGGAGCCATGGCAGAATTTGAAGTGGTCGCCGGCATGGACGCAGTGGGCCGGAAAGGCCTTGACCTGGCCCGAACGAAAAGCCAGCGACCGGAAGCCCTTGTAGCCGATGATAAGCTGAGCCTCCAGCCGCCGCGTCTTGCCGTTGCGGTAGGGCACCAGGTAGGCATGCCCCAGCACGTCGTCCAGCTCCAGGCCGAGCTGGCAGGCCTGCATCAAGCAGGCGATGAGGCTGACCTGGGTGCAATCGGCCAGCTGCGGATTCTTGCGGCAGGCCGTCAGCGCCAGCCGTATCATGCGGTCTGGCGTCAGGCTGCGCGCCAGTTGCCGCGGGATGGCCCGGCCGAACTCGTCGGCCTTGGCCAGCAGGAACTTTTCCAGCGTCTGCACGGGGTCAGTTCGCACGGTGACGGACATGGTCTTTCTCCTTGGTTAGAATCCTCATGTCGTAGTAGGTCGTCTCCGGAACGCGGTATTCGCGCCGGGTAATCTGGCGCCGGCGAATGTATCTCCCATCTTTGAGATGGCCTTCGCAGGCGTGGCCCATCTTCTCGATGAGCTGGGCCTTGAGCGTTTGCCGCTGCAGCTCGAGCGCCGCGATGTCGAGGCCCAGCTGTTGGTAGGCATCCACGAGCTTTTCGCCCTGTTCGTCCAGCCAAACGACTTGCCCTGGCTGGGGATGGTAGAGCAGCTGCAGCAACTCCAGATTGCTGGACTCCCAGCCGATGGTGTCCTTGCGCTGGACCTTTTCCCAGAACCACTTGAGCTGCTCCTCCAGGGCCGCGCAGAAATGCGGCAGGTAGTTCACCGAGTACACGCGGAACTCGCTGCCGCCGATGAGCACGGCGACATCGGCTCGCTCGTCGAGCCCATGCGCCCGGCCGACGTGAAGCTGGTGCTGCACCTGGACGGCGTAATGCTCGGGAATCTCATCGGTGCCCGGCCGGCCCCAGCCCTCGCCGGTGCGGGAGTTCTTCAGCTCAACGATGCGCTGGCCGGCGACGACGCGGTCTAGACTGGCGAACATCCACGGCGCTTGCGGATGCCAGAGGATGGCCGCCGGCGGCGCCTCGGCCTGCAGTCCGGTCTCCTCGGTGTAGGCCGCCGCGATGGTTTCCTCGAGCTTGAGGCCCCAGCGCAGGGCCGCGCTGTCGCGTGCCGGCAGCAGGCCCCACTTATCTAGGGCGACTTCCAGCGCGGTCTTGTAGGGGTCCAGCCCGAGCACTGCGGCCGCCTCCGAGCTGCCCAGGCCCGCCTTGCGTTCGGCCAGCCAGCTTTGCCGTTCCGTCGCCTTCATGGCATTCCTCCTGTTCAGGCTGCCTTTGCATTCTCGGCTTCAAATCCCTGAATTCCGAGCGACTGCATTTTCACGATCAATTGCCGCTCGATCTCCTCAGGAATGTACTTTCTAAAGCATCGCCAACTCTTATCGGTCACTGGATGAAACATGCGATTGGACTTAGGTTTTAGCTTGTGAATGAACACTTGTTCGATGGCTTGTCTTGTCGCTTTTGCCCAGGCCGAGTTACTCTGAAGTTCTTTTGGAAGGATCAGGTAAACAACTTGATCAACCACACCATGATGGTTGAGAAATTCATGAGACCCCATTCTCCTTCTGAAGTTCAGAGTCTCGCCGATGTAAATCAAAGAGTCTCTGCAAAGCATGAAATAAATGCAGGGAAAATCTCTCTCTACAATCCATGTTCCGATCTCTTTCATGTTTCTGATCCTCTTATCAAGCCACATGGCGCGTCTCGGCGTCGAAGTGGATGTCACTCTCAATGGCCAGAACCCGCGCCAGACCGGGCATCCTCTCGACGACCCGCTTCACGGCGGCTTCGCAGCGCTCCTTCTGGAGCCAGAGATAGCCGTCCAGCAGGTTCAACTCGTTGGGGCTAGGCCCGAGGATGCGGGCCTTGATGACGACGGTATAGTTCACAGCCTCCTCCTGTTCCGTGGGTGACGTTTACCTCAGCCAACTCGGCACAGAGTGCGAGCGGGCCTCGACCAGGTCCTCGACCTCCTCCAGGAATTCCTCGGGCACGCGCTGCACATCGGGCACCTGACGGCCGCCGACCTCCCGATAGCGTGTCTGGGTGACGACCATCTCGCCAGGACCGTAGCGGCGCCGCCACTCCAGGCTGAGCCGCCGGGCCAGCCGCGACGCCTGGCGCAAGGAGCGGGCCTCGCCAATCTTGACCCAGCCGGCCACGGGTTCATCCTTGCTCTCATCCCAACCCCCCAGCGCGTAATACACCTCCAGCATGACTTGTCCTCGCTGGTCGCGGTGGCCACTAACCGAGCCACCAATGGAGCCGCCCCTCGCTGAGCAGCAGTCCCGGCGGGGGGACTCGAACCCCTGAGATCGCTCCGTGACGCCGTCCTTCAACTCACCCTGTTGGCGCGCAACCGATACGGAGTAGCGCTGCAACTACCGGCTGCAGGGAGAGCCTAACGACCGCGCCGCATCGTCCGCCGGGAACCGGTCAGGAAACCAGTCCCGCCAGCCATTCCGGTCGCACACCCAGGACCTCGGCCAGGCGCTTGACCAGGCTGGGCGTGGGCAGCTTGCGGCCGGCGGACAAATCATCCAGCAGCTGCCGCGAGGTGCCGGCCAGGCGGGCCACGTCCCGGATGCGCAGGTTCCGAACGTGACGGCCGTGCAGGAACCGGCGGCGGAAGATTCGCGGCTCGATGGTCTTGCAAGTCTCGGGAGCAGGTTGCATCATAGGTTAACCCTTCTCGTTGATGGGTGATGGACGGCTTTCGGTTTCTGCGGCCGGCGGTTTCCTGGGTAGGGACTATCCGTAAGCCCGCCGGCCGCTTTTCTTCTTCTGCCCCTTCTTCAGCTCCTTCTGAAACTCCTCCAGCTGCTGGGCGGCCAGACGCTCGAAGTTGCTGGGCACCGGTTGCTGGGGCGCGAGTTGACCCTGCAAGCGCGCAAAGAATCGCGCCAGGGCCGGACGGCTCGACCACCAGGCCCGATCAGGACCATAAAAGCCTTCCAGGTAAATGACCTCCCCTGCGCGGCCGCGCTTGCCCTGGCGAATCCAGCGCCGCAGCGTGTTGGCATCGCGGCGGGCGCCGCGAATGGGCGGCAGCACCTTGGCCAGCCGCGTGATGGGTTCGACTTGTTCCTCGTTGAGCAGCGCCAGGGTCTGGGCTGCGAGGGTTTCCGTGTTCATGGCGGTCTCTTCTCGGTCTCAGAAAGGGATGCGCTCGTACCCGCAGTGCGGGCAGTAGTTGTAGTTCCAATGAATGTCTCGATGGCAACTCTCGCAGAGAACCTGCTGCGTTGGCTCTGCGTTCGCTGGGGGCTCCGGAAAACTCAGCGCTTGTTGGCGGTCACGCAACCGGCGGCGCTCGAGTGCAATGCTGGCTAGCACGGCCACGAGGAAAAAAGCTCCCACGACCAGGACGATCTCCATGTCAGGCTCCTTGTTCTGGCGACCTGGCCCGGCGCCGGAAGCGTGCCGGGTTGGCGATGCGGCAGGTCGGGCAGCCGCAGTAATCAATCTTCTCGCGGAGGAGCACCGTGGCCGCGGCCAAGGCCTCCGCCTGCGTCCAGTAAAAGCCCGTCTCATAACGCAACCGGCGATTGGGCGGCCCGGAGCAATGCTCTTCGAGCACCATACCGACAAAGGGCGGCTCCTCCGGCCCATGCCGCTCCACGATCTGGCGGCTGAGGACCGTGTGCCTAAGCGAAAAATCTTTATGAGGCGTCATCGTCTCTCCCCTCACGCAGGCAGCATTCGGCGATGAAAGCCAGATCCTCCAACTCCAGGCGCAGATTCAGGGGAAAGGAGTAGTCGATCAAGCAGCGCCGCAAGCGCCGGCGGATTTCCTCCAGCGCCTCCAGCAAGTCCTGCTGCTTCATGCGCATACCTCCCGCGGCCCCGTGTCCAGCAGCCACCGTTGGTCCTTGCAGATAGGGCATTCCAGCTTGAAATACTTGCCGTAGTGGCAGGTGCCGCACTTCAGGCAGGTCTCCTCGGGGCCGCCGATGTGCTTGTGGCGCACGAAGCGGCGCAGGACCGTGAAGTCGGTGTGCAGGCAGTGGTGGCAGGGCCGCAGGCGCTTGTTGAAGCAGGCTACGCAGTAGGCGGATTTGCCTTGCAGGCTCGTGTGACAGTCGTGGCAGTGCACTCCGAGATTCGCCATCGCTTGTCCTCCTTAGGCGGAACGCTGGCGCGCCTTCGTCGTGGTCGTGGTAGCCCCCACCTGGCCCAGCCGACGCAGGCTGTTGCGCACGAGCCAGGTGTTGATCCAGTTGCGGCCGGCCAGGCAGGCGATGCGGGCCTGCTCGCTGGGGATCAAGCCTTCGGCCACGTCCGGCATCAGGGCCGCCGAGTAGGCGGCGAAGGCCTCCAGGCTTTCCACCGGGCCGGCGTGGCTCAGGATGCGCGGCTTGTGCAAGCCCGGAACACTTCGGTCAGCTTCCTTGCGACGCATAGGATCTCCTTTCGTTCTTGCTTGGCCTTCTTGCGGAAGGCGAAATAACAGGCTTGGTTGCAATAGGGCCGCGGACGATGCGGCACCTGCCAGATGGCTCGGGCACAATGACCACAGTTGCGCCACCAGCCCTTGACCTTCGCCGCCCACTGGCAGGCCTCGGAGCAGTACACGCGGACGTAACAGCGCCGGTAGTAGAAGTCCCGGCTGCACTGCGGGCAGGTGAATCGCTTCAGGGGCAGGGGCGGACGGCTCATCGTTGGTCTCCTTCCCTCGCCTCGGTGCTTGACTCGTACATCTAACGGTGGGGTAAGATAATCTGGTGGACATCCACTGTCAATACAAGAAAATCTTTTTTTCTTATTCTAAACTCTTGCAGACATACATTAGGCGCTTATACTTTTTTGATTCATGACTTCCAACTGACATTGCATTGAAGGTGGCATTACGATGTTGCTCATGGCTAAATCTGGACGTAAAGCAGACCGGCACAAAAAGACCGCTTTCACGCTCCGTCTTGAAGACCGCTTGCGTGATCGATTGGAAATACTGGCTGACCGCAATGCCACCGACATTACGACTGAGATTGTGATTGCCATTAGGGAACGGTTAGAGCGTAGCGGACTTTGGCCTCCCCCTCCTCCTCCACCCGAGCCTCCCACGTCCAAGAAATCTAAAGGCAAAAGCGAGCATTAAGGCGATTGACTCCCGCCCTCTGCTTCCCGACACTAACTCCGCCGTCGGAGACGGCCGGTCTTGGGCCCGCGTCGCAGAGAGGTCGGCGCGGGCCCTTTTCTCTTTCCCTTCCTTGTCACCCGCTCTCCCGCACGCAACCACGTCCCTTACCTTCAGCCGTCGCCTGTAACGGCTGAGGGCCTGAACCATGTCCGAAGAACCCTTGTTGACGACGGCCGATCTGGCTCGGCGTCTGCGCGTACGTCCCGACACGGTGTCGCGCTGGTCCAGTAAGGGCCTGTTGCCGCGCGTGCGGCTGCCCGATGGACGCTGGCGGTTTCGCTGGTCGGAGGTGGAAAAAGCGCTGACGGCAAGTTCGCCCGCGAAGTGAAAGAAGAGCCCCGCCGGCGGATTCCGGGCCCTCGCCTGCTAAGCCAGGGGCCTTCGGTTCAACTCCGAACGGGGCTACTACCACTGTATCACTCCTGGAGTCAGAGACCTTGTTTTTGCTGGAAATCCGTACCCTGGCACTGCTTCCGTGTCGAATAATTAGGGCAAAGCGCCCTTCCTCATGGAGACACCCTATGGGCATGACCCAGTCATACGAGCGTGTCAGCCCCGCCGCGGTCGCCCTCGATCTGGGCGTCAGCGCCGAGGAAGTCATGGACTGGCTGGACGACGGCCTATTGATCCGCCGTCTCCTGCAGGCCTTGCGGGCCCGCAACCGCGAAATCTCCCGACTGCGTGCCTTCGCGCCGGCCGCGGCCCTCCACGACCGCGGGCTACCTTCGCACAACGACGCCTGAGTTACGAGTTCGGTGAGTCAGTCAGGCGACAGGTCAGGTGTCGGTCAGGTCCTGGTCCGGTGGCAGCGTGTAACCGTCCGCGACCAGGACAACCTCGCCGTCGCGTTTGAGCTGGGCCAGGGTTTGTTTGAAGTGGCTGTTGAACTTGCGGCCGGCCCGGCTGGCGATGGCCTGGCCTTTGAGGGGCCGATCGGCCTCGGCCAGCACGGCGAGAATCTGCGAAGCCACGTCCCCCGTGTTCGCCTCCGGGGGCGTCGCCAAGGTCATCTCGGGCAGGCTGAGCTTCAGCTTGCCGGCGGCAAACCGCACGGTGACGCTCTGAGCGGACATGCCGTACTGGTGGTAGATGCGTAGCCACAAATCGCGGAGGAATTGGTCCTGGGGAAGGGGTGGCATGGCGACCTCACGGGCGGTCTCTTCTCTCTATCGCCAGGCACTACTATAGTGTACGCAAATACACTTATCAACTCCCCTCCTGGAAGTCAGCCGTTCTTGGCCACAAAGGCGGCGGCGCGTTGCAGGGCCGTCTGCGCATAAATGGCGGCCGTATCCGGCTTGGAGTGCCCCAGCAGGGCCGAGGTCGTGTCCCGATCGGCCAGTTCATCCGAGAGGGTGGCCGCGACCTTGCGAAGTTGCCCGGCGTTCCACAGCGGAATGGGCGGTAATTGCTCCTCGGAAAGACTCTTTTCCAGGCGTTCTCGGTGCCGTGCCCGGTTGGCCTTGGCGATGGCAGCATGGAGGCTGCGGCCATAGGTATGCGTGCTGTAGCGCGGCCCCGGCATCTTCTGGCGTTTGCCCAGCGGCTTGTGCGCCTTGTCCTGACGGCGCTCGCGCAGCCAGGCCTCCATGACCTCCTTGGGGCTGAAGAGATAGGCATCGGCGGCCCGGTATTCGAGGAAGGGCTTGAGCACGGCCTGCGCCTGTGGCCCCAGCGGCACCAGGCGCCGCTTGCCGCGCCAGAGCGTCTTGTGCCCCTCGGGGACGTAAACCCAGACGGTCACGCCCTCGGCCTCGACGGCGGTGACATACATGGGCGGGTCGGTTTCCGGGACCTCCAGCTTTTCCTCGGCCGTGGTCGCGATGTCACAGCGGCGCATGGCGCAGACCTCACCGGGCCGCATGCCGGTCAGTCGGCCGAGCTGCACCATGGCGCGCACGGCGAAATTGCAATAGGGCAGGGTGGCGTCCACGACCCAATCCTCGACGGCGACGCTGCGCTTGACCTCGCGTCCCCCTTCATGCTTGCGGAGGGCGACCACGGTACGCAGCGCGGCCGCACTGCCGGGCGGCGCGTACTTCTGGGATTCGAGCCACGTCCAGGCCGTTTGTAGACAGCTCACTAGCTTGTTGACGTAGCGACGCGAGAGAGTCGGCGCTCGCTTGGGGTCTTTGACCCGGCGGCTCTGGGTGCGCAGCAGCACCTCGCGCACCGCCTGCAGCGCGAGCTGGTCGAAGTCGGCGACCGGCTTGGTCCCATAGTGCGCCACGGCGACGGCGCAGGCGGCCCGGACGCGGGCGCGCTGGCGGTGGTCGTGATACTTGTGTTCAGCATAGCGCAGATAGCGGGTCAGGGCCCCGGCCACCGAGAGCAGTTCATAACGATCGGTCGGCGCCCGCTCGCCAGGTGGCGGCCCACCCTGTTGCTGCAGGAGCATTTCGGCGAGGAGTCGCCGATACTGAACTTCTGCCTCCTGGCGGTCCTTGCCGAGGTAGTGGTCGTGGCCATCGAGATGGACGCGAAACTGCCCGGACGCCTTGTGGAAATGCAGCTGCGGAATGCCTTTTTGCCGGCCCACGGCCTGACCCTCCTAGCCTGGTGGGGGATATTCCAGGGTAATTTACCCTGGAATCCTTTCCGGCCGATTCGGGCCACAATCCGTAAAGCCTTCAAAACTAGGGATTTGCTGAGTATCCCCGACAGGATTCGAACCTGTAGCCTTCGGCTCCGGAGGCCGTATCGACCGGCCCCAATTTAGCATTCAAGCCTTTACTTTTCAAGAACTTGTGCAAGATACCCTCCTGGAGAAACCACCGCCCACTACAGCGGAAAACAACGAGTTTTTTCGTGGCCGAGAAAAGGAAAAGGGTAAGGAGGGTAGACATCGAGCCCAGGTGCCGCCGGCTGCGGCCAGCAGGTCGTAGCGCTGCTGACACGGACCAAAAAAGAAGCCGCCTGAGCCAGGCGGCCTGAGCGCGAATCTATCGTCGTGGTGACTTGTCAGGGAAGGGGTATAGAATGGCGAGGATCACGGTGATAGGACCGGCCCGGGACTGCTGCGCTTTCTCCCGTGGCCGGTCCGTTGCTTTTAGGCGGCGTCTTGCCGATAAGCTGCCACCGCAGCCAAGGCTTCGGCCTCGGTGGCGAACAGGCCCAGGTCGATGCGGATCACTGCACGCCACTTATTCTTGACCTTGTAGACTCCCTTGCCGCGGCCCGCATCTGCTCGCGTGCGCACGCGACGCCAGGAGCCCGTGGCGGGATTGTCCGAAGGGTGGAAACAGCTAAAGCCCTGTTCGACGCGGCGGCGCATCAGGTCGATCTTGGCATCGCTGCCGGCAGCCAGCAGAGTAGGCCCGGCCGGGTCGGGTGGCGGGTCGGGCGTTTCCGGATCGGTGCACTCCACTTCCGTCGTGCAGCGACGACAGCGCAGGCGACGCAGGCCTAGGCGCTGATCCTCCGCACGAGTTATGTCCTCGTAAAGGTGGACCCGAGGAGATGATTCGCAAGGTGAGCAAGACATCGTTGTCTCTTCCAGGGCGTCCAGAGGGCGGTGGGTAGAGGGCGGTCAGGGCTCAGGATTCAGGAGTCAGGGCTCAGGAATCAGGATCCGAACGCGGTACTCCGCACTCACTTGAACTGGGAGAAAATTGAGCGACACAAGGGACAATGGACCAGGCGGCCCCGGCCGCCGGCTCCGTCCTCCTCCCAGGGGCCCTGCCAGTACCAGAAGCGATGAAAGAGGCGGCACAGCCAACGTTGGAACGTGCGTTTCATGCTCTCTCCCTAGAGCAGGTGAGCGACGATCAAGCAGGCGGCCGCGATGAGCGCCAGGGCGAAGACGCAACCCGAGACAAACACACTCAACAGCAGACACCCCAGCGGGGCCCGCGCCCGAACACTGCTCATGCGTCTCTCTCCTCTTCGACATCCAGCTGGCAGATCGCCTCGTGCAGCTCAGCTTGCAGTTTGGCAATTTCCGCCTCCTCGACGGCAGCGAGGGTCACGTCGTTGGTCTGGTAGGCTTCGCGATAGCGCTGCAGTTGCTGGCGGCGGATCTTGGCCACGGCGCGGGCGTAGTTCAGCCGCAACTCGGCACGCGTCTTGGGTGGTTCCTGGTAGAGTTTCACTTGTGCATCCCTGCTGGATTGGTCGCTCACTGGCAGGGCCCTGGTGAGGTACAACCACGATGGGGGCGCCTCCACCAGATACCGAGGCGCACCCGTGGACCGAAGTAGCCGATGCCGCCGCACAGATCGGCCGGCCTACACCACTGGCTGCGCAGCTCCTGGACACGGATCTTCAGCCATTCCACGGTGGGATAACTGTCGCGGCGGGCGACCTCGATCAGGCCGCCCTTGCCATCCGGTAAGGCCATGATGACACCGGGAAGATGCTGCTGGCCGGGGTAGACTTCGACGCGCACACTGACGCAGCCTTCGACTACCTGGGCCGGCTGGCGCACGAAGATCAGGAGGGCCTTGTTCTGGGCCGTGGCTTGCTGGCAGGCTTTCTCCAAGCAGTCGCAAGCTTTTGGGCACGCTTGGCTGCAGGCCGGGCCGCAGGGACAGTCGGCGCGACTGGGTGGACTTGCCGCACAAAGACACAAAAGGGCAAGGCACAAGCGGTACACAACGGTCTCCTTTCACTTGGGCGGTGCATCCGGAAGGACGAGACGCCAATCTTTCTCGTTGAAGACAGGCGGCGGAACGGGGGGGGTAGGTTGGGGCGGCGCCGGCGCAGGAAGGATAAGCGGTGCGGGTGGCTGACCAGGAAAAGAAGCGGGCCGCGACAGCCAAGAAATCGCGGCGGCTCCCAGTATCGTCCCGATCAGCAGCATCGCGGCGACCAGGCCCAGCGTCATCAGTTGGCCCACCTGGCAGGAGCCAGCCGACGCCGGCGCGGCCGCCGGTGCTCCGGCGGGAGTCACGGCCGCTGCCGGCGTCTGGGCCGGCCCAGGTGCAGGCACGGCGGCCGCCGCCGGCTGCGGCGCCGTCAGGATATTGACAGTCGATCCGGGGAACGTGCTCACGTTAGTCTCCGGGTCGAGGCCCAGGCCCTTGGCGGTTGCCTTGCGCAGCAGAGCCTGCGTTTCGTTCTGATCATGGGCGTGCAGCGTATAGAGCCAGCTGAGCACCTGATCCTTTAATCCCGGACTCATGTCATATCCCCCGAGAATATTCAGCTCGCGTCGCGCACGGCTGCCGGGGGCTACTGAGGGCGAGTTGCTGTGGTTGCCGCCTTGTAGGCATTGACCAGGGCCACCACGAGACACGACAGCAAGGGATTGGCTTGCAGAATGCCGAGCAGGTTCATCCCATCCGTAGTAACGGTAAAGCCTGGCTGTTGCTGGGCCGCCGGTTGCGGCGTCGTAGGCGTACGAGGTGTCGGCACGGCAGGGGTTGCTCCAGAGGTTGCGGCCGGGGGCGCCACGGGCGGCGGCGTTTGGGCCATCTGTTGCATGTTCTTGAGCGCTGCGGCGGAAGCCGCGGCCATCTGGGCTACGGCGTCGTTGGATGCCTTCACAAACGCATCCAGTTGGGTCTGAATGGTGCTCGTGAAGGCATCCAACTCGGCCTGAGACAACCCAGGAGGGGCTGGGCTGGCCGTGGTGGCGTCGGTCGTCATAGGAAGACCTCGACTCGGGCGCGGAGTCCCACAGGATTACGAAGCTTTGGGCAGCGTGCCGGTCGGCAAAATCCAGTTCGGCGCAACAAAAGGTTGGGGAGTCGGCACATGCGAGGTGCTGTTGAAATCCGCGATCTGCCCGGGGTCGCCCGCCCGCATGAGCATGGCGGTCAGGTTGTAACCGAAGACGCGGTTATCTTCCTGCGCGCCATCGCTCTGACGGCCAATGCGCAGCGCCTGCTCGTCGCTCTGACGCTGTACGGCAAGGCCCCAGCCAGCCAAGAGCTGCCCGGCGATGGTTGGATCCATGTATGCTCTCCTATCTTTGGAAAAGGGAAAAATCAGGGGAACCTCTTCCCCTGCCAAACAGGGCTCACTGAGAAGGCGAGCTACCTTGCTGCTTGTTGGGCACCAACGCCAGTTTCAACGTGCCACCCAACTGCACGAACTGGCTCTGCAGGATGTTGCCGTGGCAGTCCACGACATCGACCGTGAGGCCCGTGCCGGCCAGGGCCTTTTTCAGAGCCTCCTGGTCGATCGTGACCGAGCCGCCAGCTGACTGCTTTTGCAGGATCTGCACGGCGGCCACCAGCGCGGTGACCTGGGCCTGGAGCTGGACGATTGCCGTGGTATGGTCCTTGCCATCTTTGCCAGGAGGGCCGGGCGGGCCGGTGGGGCCGCCAGCCTTTTCCAGGGCTGTGATCCGGGTATGGAGGCTGGCGATCAGGGCATCGAGTCGCTGGGACAGGGCCCCGACCGAGGCCAGGGCGGCAGCACCATCGGCGCCGTCCTTGCCGGGAGGTCCCGCCGGTCCAGCAGGTCCCGGCTGCCCACGTTCGCCCGGCGACCCCTGCTCGCCCCGTGGGCCAGCCGGGCCAGCCGGACCTGGCGTTTTCTGAAGCTGCTCGATCTTGAGGTTGAGGCTGGCTTCCAACGTCTGCAGGCGCTGCAGCAAGATCGCGTATTCCGCCGAGAAACTCCCCGGTGGCACCGTTCCCGGCTGACCTGGCTGGCCACTACCCGGCGGAGCCGCCGGCGGCACATTGGGCTGGGAGGGCTTCACCGAGTCCGGAGCGGGAGCCGGTGGCATACTCCCGCCGCCAGGTGGCAGAGCTGGACTCGGTGGGGTGGGACGCGGCGCCTGCGGGCTGGGCTGGCTGGGCGGACAACTCGGCTGCGTGGATGGCCGCCGTCGGCGTAGCCGGGGTAGGCACACTTCGGCCACAAAGCGGTTGAGCTGGGCCGTGCCTGGCCCAAAAGCCTGGGCGTGATGGCCATTCTCGTAGCCCGTGATGGCCCCTAGCAAGCGGCCCTGCTCATCAAACCAGCCGCCGCCGGAATCGCCCGAGTACACCTCGGTATCCGCATAGAGCCGGCCCTCGCAACGCAACAGCCGGCCGATCAGGATCGACGGCCGCGACGGCGAGCTACGACCCGCGGGATAGCCGATCTTCCAGACGCGGCTGCCGCGCGGCGGCGGCGCGGCCGCCACGGCCGTCGCCGGCAGGGGACCGTCGGGCTGAAATTCGAGAGCGGACAAATCGGTGTCGGGCTCTTGCGCCAGGATGGTGCTAGGGAACTTCTTGCCGTTGCGGAAGGTGATGGTCGCCGCGCTGGCGCCCTTGGTCACATGGGCGGCCGTGATGACGACGCCGTAGCCCTCGCAATAGATATTCGTGCCCGAGCCGCCATAGCGCGTGTTGCAGGCCACATTGACCACACAATCGGCCACGCCGAGGCTTTCCTGACTCTCCCGAACCCTGGGCGCCTCCGACCGAGGCGCTGGCGGGGTCAGTCAGCCCGAGCCGCAATCCTCCAGGATCAGCGGCACTTGGACTTCGTTCGCTGCGACGAGTTGGGGGACTGGCGGAGGCGCCACGAGGCCCAGCAGAGCCCCACCCGCCGCACCAACCAGCAGGAAGAACGGTATCGTCCAGCGTAGGGTCATGAGGTCTCCTAAGCAGGGCGTCGGCCCGCCATGGCCGTCTCAATGCGTTGCAAGACCCCCAGGGCCTCGGCGTGCTTGGTGTCGATCTTGTCGAGGATGCGCTCGTGAATGGCCAGATTGGCCGTGCGTTCCGCCGTGAGTTCTTCGCGAAAGGCCTTGATGGAGTCGCGGTGCAACCAGAGCACCACGGCCAGCGCCACAAAACCGCCGCCCATTTGGATGAGGCCGCTGTAAGGCCCCAACAAGTCGGTCGCCGGCGCCTGCTCGGCCAACAGACTCAGCACAGCGCAGGGCCAGCGCGTCATGAGCGACTCCGTAGGTGGCAAGAAAGTGAACTCCGCGGGACGGGCATCCCTGTCGGGCGATTCCCTTCAAGGCAGGCTCGATTCTACCGAGGTCGGTTGCGCGCTAACAAATCCCGAGTAGGTGGCTTATTACTAGTCGCCAAGCAGGCTAATGGAAAACAGCGTGTTGAAATTGATGGCGGTCAGCGATCCGCCCGTATCCTGCAAGACGCTCACCTGCACGATCTCGCCAGCAACCAGGCTCAGCATTCCTGAACACTGCTGAATCGTGGCATAGGTGGCGGGCAAAGGTTGCACATAACTGGTTGGATAAGGCCCAGGATTGATGTTGCTGGAGATGAAAATGCTTCGTCGTCCTGTACCGTTACCATCCCATTCTACCTGAGCGATGAGCAGATATTTCCCGTCCTGGGGGATGACAATGTTGGCCGAGGGAGCCGTGACAAAGCCCGAGGTATCGAAGGACTGAACAGACCACGTCAGTGGCGTCGAGGAGTTGTTGGGAATGGACTCATCGCCCGCGTAGTACGAAGCCCCGACGAAGGTGGACGTGTTGCCGCCGGAGGAGATATCGGGAGGTCCTTGCACCAAACCCACCGAGGATTGCAACTGAGTGATAGCTCCAACCGGCAAGACGGCTCGTGCATAGGCTGCTTCTTCCTGGAGTCTTCGCAGCTCGCCTAGGCGGAAAGATTTGCCACGAGCGTCGAGGATGTGGAAGGGTTCGGGGGTCATTTCGCTTGCTTCCTTCGGCCAGGCTGATTACGAGCAAGGAACTTTCATCCCTTTCACCAAGGAGTCCCTGTCGTGGAACGCCCTAACGCCATTGCCCTCGGAGTTCTCGCTATCTGCATCGTCGGTCTGGTCTTCGCTGGAATACTCGGGATGGTCTTCCTGGGCAGCAGCAAGGCTGAAGGCCGCACGCCGGACCATCCACAGCCGCTGCGACCACTTCCGGCCAAATCTCCTCGCCTTTCCACTCCTGTCGAGTCTGATGAAGACTCATCCTTCCGACCGTCATGGAAACAGGTGGCCAAGTTGCTAGCGGTCATCGCGGACGTGCTCGCTGCCAGTGCGGTTGCCGTGTGGGTGGCGCGGGACTCTTCCGATCGTGGCCACGACGGGGCGCTTTGGGGCTTCGTCTTTTTTCTGCCGCATTCTTTCCTTGCTCTCTGGCCGCTCCTTGCCGGAGTCGCCGGCACGATGCTTATGACCGATCTCTACTTTCCGCTTCTTTTGTCGGGCTGGCTCACCTTACCTGTTTACCTGTTGTCACGCCGACGAGGGCTTCTGGTATCGTGCGGCACCTGCCCCAACCGCCACCTCGCCTACGTCCTTGTCTGCCCTCACTGCGGCCGGAAGGCCGATCACTGATAAACCACGGGATTCGGCGGCTTGAAGAGCTCGGCAAAGTCTGCGCTCTTATAGACGCGAGCGCCGCCGGCGGTGCCGCCATTGGTCACGAGGTAGTAATTGCCATCGCTGGCCACATAGTAATTCCAGCCATTGGGGCGGTAGAGAAAGCTATAGGTAATGTCCCAGTAGATGCGTCCCGTCGTGTGCCGGTAGCGCTGTCGCTTCACGGGAGCCTGACAGAGCAGGGTCTCGGCTGGATAGGTCGGCGCGCCGCGCGCGCCATCAAAAGGGTTGGCGTTGACCTTGCCAACGCAAGCCTTGATCGCGTCGATAGGCTCGTCGGGCACCTGATACCAGTGATAGAGCAGCTCCTCGGTATAGACGAACAGGAAAGCAGCACTAGCTGGTAGAGACTGACCAGCCTGAGGACCATCAACGTAGATGAGCCCACTGGAGGGCAGGGGCTGACCTTGAAGCGCGGCCCGCTTCTCGCGGTAGACATAGCGCTCCAGCTCGCCGGCGGTCAGGCTATCCAGATCGCCATCAGTGCGCACCTCGTAGGGCCGGGGCCGGAACACCACATCGTACTCGGCGCAGCCGTCCGGTCCCCAGAGCGGCTTGTCGGAATACCAGGCCGGCCAGTCCACGAAGAGCGGCAAACCATTGGCTGCCTTCAACTGGTTGCCCTGGGCATCGTTGGGCACGATGCCGGCGTTGGCAAAAACGCCCTGCGGCTCGACCAGGTTGCACTCACTGGCGTAGAGGTGCTCATAGCCCAGCTCGGGGCACTGGTAGGGAATCGTGCGCAGCAGGTGGTTGGTGCCGCCCAGACGGATCGTCGAACTAAAGCCCAGCATCTGGTCGACGAAACTCTTGCGCTGGCTCCACGGTGTGGCCATGCGCACGACCACTTCCTGGCTGCCATCGGGGCCAAAGCGCTCGCGGTAGTAGTTGCGGACTTCAAAGAACGGCAGGTTTTGCAGCTTGGCGCCGACCACGCCGATACCGCCGGCCTGAAAGGCCCCGGGGCGGCTGGCGGTGGTCAACTGGCTTTGGCCGATCCCACCGAAGGCTTCGTCGGCCGGCAGCCAGCCGCCGGCGACCAATTCGGACATGTTAGCTCCCTTTCTTGACGACGGGGGGCGAGCTGTCGAGGATCTGGTTGGTCTTCTGCTGTTCGGCCAGTTGTCGCTCGGACAACTCGATCTGCCGATCCGTGCCGGTCTTGCCGAAACTGACCTGGATGGCCGCTTGCTGCACCTGGTTGTAGATCTCGCCGACCCCCGTCAATCCGCCAACGCGCCGAGCCAGGCTGCCGCGGCGGGACTTCTTCTTTTCCTTGGGCTCGATGCCCAGCAGGCTTTTGACTCCCTCGGAGATGAACTTGATGGCTTCGGCCAGGAGCTTGAAGGGCAACAGCACGGTGTTGATGATGACTTTCGCCAGGAAGGCCAGCAGCTTGATGAAGGGCTCCGGGATCGCCATGAGGCCCTGGAGCA